GCCCATCCTTGATACCAACGATGGCAAAATGACCAGACGCAGGCTGGACGTGCTGTAAAAGATCGAAGTCCATAGGGCGTCACTCACCGCTGCGGGGAAAACCCGCCAATTCTGCTCTCTTTGCGCATGTTAGTCGAGGCTAGCTAAGAACTTCTCTACCGCTTCCCGGTGGGACTCGGCAGGGTCGTACGCGCCTACGAACCAGTTATAGATCGTTTGGCGCGTCACTCCTAGGGTCCCGGCGACTTTCGCCACCGGGACACGGCGCTCGATGCAAGCTTTGCCCAAGCGCACCCCTAGACGGGACTGATCCCCTCTCCAGATAGCCTCGGCTACTTCAATACTGTAGCCGCGCATAGCTTATTCCTCGTCCTCGTCTTCTTCGTCCAACCACGCTGCCATGGCCTGCTTGAGCTCGGGCTTAGCGGTAACTTCAGCGGTCGCCCGCTTAGGCGCGGCGCGCTTGGTGGGAGCTTCGGCCACAGGGGCTTCTTCTTCCTCCTCATTGTCACCGAAAGGGTTACCAGCGGGTGTAGCGGGGACCGCCTTAGCTTCAATCGTCTTCGGTTCGGCAGGCGCAGCAAGAGCCTTAGTGGCACCACCCGCTTCGATAACGCTCAGGCCGACGTAACGCTTGGTCTCAGGGTCTTCCTGTGCAGCGTCAACGAAGCCAGCTTCAACGTCGGTCAGGTGACGCACAGGCTGGAACTTCAGCTTCATGGTGTCCGCGTCGAGGTCGTACATCACACGGGTGACGACAGTATCCACGGCTTCGCCGTTAGCCAGCAAGAACTTCTTGTAGCTCTCGAACGGGTGGACGCTATCAATACCCTTACCGAACAGCGAGCCAGCCGGGATTTGCATCTGGTAGATTTCGCCAGATGAGTCACCAACCACCAGCACAGCGATACGGCGCAGGTAGCGGCAGGCGCGGCCCTTACCGTTGTCGCCAGAACCTTCGACGTTCTTAGAGCAATCGACGCAGGAGGAAGCCGGCTTACCGGCAGCCTTGGCGTCCGGGGTCTTGCCATCGTTGGACCAGCAGTCAGGCAGCGTAGCCTGCGCGTTGGGGTCATACTTGGAGCCGTAGAACTGGCGCGACGGTTCAGCCAGCATGTCAACGATGATGACGTCCAGCTGATGCGGGACAGCCTTGCCGATCTGCTCACCACCCACGATGCGCTTGAAGGTGCCGTTGGTGTTCAGGCCGATGCGGCGCAGGCTACCGCCGTTGCTACCCATCTTGTCCAGCAGCTTGGACTGCCGGCGTACGGTGGGGACGCTAGATGCGTCTGCGAAAATGGTCAGGTTGCTCATATTCATTCACCCTTTTTGCTAGGTTTGCGAACTTGGATTACGAACTTGCGGTCGAGCTGAAGGCCCATGGGCATCAGGTCTGGGTTCTCGTCCAGAAACTGCTGCATGTTACCGTTGTGGATACGCTTTTCGAGGACGAACGGGATGTTCTGCTCGACCACGAAGTTGTACATGGACTCCCAATCGTTAGTCCAGTAACGGGACTGAACACGCCGTGACACAGTACCCACAGGGGTCTTCACGCTGTCCAGATTGTGTTCGTTGCAGAACTCCAAGATAGCGGAAGAAATAACCTCAAGGCTCTTCTCCAGCTTCTCCATCTGCGCTTCAAACACTTCTTTACGCTTGGCGATGGTCTCGCGCACATTACGGTACGCTTCCACCATCTCCTCGATACTTACTGAGTCCGACATGGTTTGCTCCTTCGGTTGCCGGGGTATTGGATGTAGCAGTCTGATTAGATTGTGTCAAGTATATCATGATACAGGTCGATAAGTTTTTCGTGGTTGGTGATGTTGTTCCGGAGCATGGCGTACAGCCGCGACTCCACCTCGCTACCCTTGATGTGCACCACCGTCATGGCGTTCTTCTGCCCCGGTCGGTCGATGCGCGCGTTGGCTTGCAGGTAAGTCTCCACTGACGTGACCGGTGCGTACCAGATGATTGTGTCTGCCGCCGTAAGGGTAAGCCCGTGGCTGGCAGCCTGCGGCTGGATAACCAGCACCTTCGGGTCAGGGTCGTTCTGGAACTTGGTGACGATATCACTGCGGCGATTGACCGGCACCTTACCGCTAATGACGTCACAGGAGATGCCTTCCTTCTCCAGCCGGGTTACGAGCAGGTTGATGGTGTGCGTGAAGGGGACGAAGACCAGCACCTTGTTGCTTGTCTCGTTGATGACCTCCAGCACCGCAGTAAGCCGGTTGGACACGTCGAACTCAAGCACCTGCCCATCATCCGTGTAGACCGCGCCTCCGCTGATCTGGAGCAGCTTGTTGACCTTGGTCGCTGCGTTGACGGCGCTGACCTCCTCGCCCGCCGCCTCGATGAGCAGCTGGCTCTTGAGCTGATTGTAGTACTTCTTCTGCTGGGGGGTCAGGTCCACCTCTCGCTCGATGTGGGTGACGGGAGGCAGGTCAAGGCAGTCCTTCTTTGCGAACCGGATAGCCGGCTGAAGCACCTCATGCACGACCTTGCTTGCGTGGGGCTTGGGTGCCCACTTAAACTTGCTTATCGGCATCATGACGCTGTCGCGGAACGGGCCGAAGTACTTAGGGCACTTGGGTGTATCCAAGAGCCGCGCCAAGCCGTAGGCGTCTACTGGTGACTGAGCTGCGGGCGTACCCGTAAGCATCCACACCCGTGGGTTGAGCGCCTTCACGATCTTGTTGAGTATCTTCCAGCGGTTGGTCTGCGCGTTCTTATATGCAGACGCCTCGTCCACAACGATCAGGTCAAACCTACCCGCTATGATCTCGTCGATCACCGTGGCCACGCCGTCGAAGTTAATGATGACGAACTCAGCCCCAGCACGGAGGACCTTCTCGCGCTGCTTGGCGCTCCCGTATGCCACGCTACACGCACGGTGCATGGCAAACTTAAAGATGTCCTGCTGCCACGCCGACTTCATGATGGACAGCGGGCACAGCACAAGGACGCGCTTTATCAGCCCTTTCTTCATCAGGTAGTCGGACGCCCAGATGACGCTGGCGGTCTTACCCGTACCCTGCTCGTTGAAGCAGAACGCCCGATGGCGCAGCGACAGGAACGACGAAGTCGTCTTCTGGTGGTCGAAGGGGGTGTAGCGTCCAGTCCACTTATAGTCGCGCAATATGGGCGACGGAGGGTCAAACCCCAGCTTCACCAGCGCTTCCGCTTCCTTGTGACCCCAGTTCACCAACACACCTTCACTGGTGTTAGCGCTCTTTGTTACTACAGATGTAATAACAGACGGGTCCACCGCGCTGACGAGCAGCGCCCTGTCTTCAACGATTTCCACTAGTTTGCTCCTAGCCGGTTATTTCGGGCGTTTGCGCTCTCGTGCGCTAACCTCCGACACAAGATTGCCTTTACTATCACGCTTGAACGAGCGGTTCTTAGTCTTCGGCTCTACCCGCAGGCCGTCGCCGTTGTTGCCACCCTTATCAAACGCGCGGACGTGAGCGACATCCATGCCGTCGCCCTTCTTAACCTTGCCTTCCTTCGCAAGCTTCGCTCGGGCGGCGTTGCGCTTGGCCCGGTTCCGCTTCTGCACCAGCGTACCTTGATACTTCTCGTATTCCGCTTTGTAATCCCTAGCCACCCTCTACCTCCTTCGTCTCAAAGTACGGAGCCATCAGGGTGACGATGCGCCCCGTGGCAAGTGACTTCCCTTCTACCAAATCTGGCCACCTTTTGCTCGGCCCAATTATATGGGTAAGGTAGTACAGGTAGCCATGTTTGTTAGCCCTACTCTGGTGGTAATCATCGAGCTCCGACTTCAGGCTTAGCAGTTTCATCCGCGCCTCCGTGGTCGCCAGTGTTCGCAGGTCTCGACGGGACACCAGCCGCACAGCCCGCTGGGGTTGGCGTTCCACACCCCGTTCTCCTTGGCCGCCTCAAGCCGGTCCAGCTGGGTCTCAAACACACCCATGTAAGTGGGTAGGTGCTGGCGGTGGTGAATCTTCTTGGGCATCTCCTGACTGACAACGTACAACAGTGCGGAGTTGATGGTCTCCACCTCGGGGTAGTGGATGAAGATAGCCCCAGCCAGCAGGTCCAGCTGCTTCATATCGGCGTACTTGGCGTTTTTACCAGTCTTGTAGTCGACCAGCCACGCCTTGCTGCCATTGACGATGAGCAAGTCAGCGATACCCCGGTACCACACGTCCTTAGCGAAGAAGCCGCAGGGCTTCATGTCGCTCGTTACGCCTATCTTGATCTCAGCGTACTTGGTGCCATGCTTCTTCGCCAGCGGCTCAACAAAAGTTCGCATAAATGCAAACTTCTCAGGGATGGGTGTCCCCTTCGTGATAAACAACTCAGCCGCTTCGTGAACGGCGGTCCCATAGTCAGCAGCTTCCCCCGGCTCGTCCTTGACGTCCTTAACCACCTTGAGGTGGAAGTATTTCTTCGGGCACTGCTCGAAGGTTTTGATGCTGCTATAGGACCACGCGGTCATTATTTTTTGGCTTTCGTAAAACGACCCTTGCCATCACGTGTATCATTCTTACTGGCTTCGGCCAACGCCTTCTCTAGGGCAGCGGTGTCCTTTTTAAGGTCCTGATGCATTGCCCTGAGCCTGTCTAAACTGCTACCAAGCTCGTCAATTTCGCGCTCGTTTTCTTTGTTGATGAACTCAAGCTCTTCGATATGCTTCGTTAGCCTGATGTAGGTCTGCTCAGCCGCAGCCAGCTTCGCCTTCAGTTCGTCGATTTCACCCCACGGGTTGTACCAAGCCATAGTCTCTCTCCTTACCTTGCGTTGCCTTGGAGCCGGTCTGAGACCAGCTTTGCATAGCCGGCGATGTCGATCCAGCTATCTAGGTGCGACGGGTTACCCGTCAAAATACGACCAATCTTCGTGACAATCATATCGAGAGCCTGAAGCTGGTCTGGGTATAGCTGCGTATCCTCACGCACCATCGCGTTGTGGATCACCTGCTTGAGCTTGATGGCGATGTCGGCGTTACGCATGAAGGTACCGTACTGCTCGGCCCGCTTGTTGAGGATTTTTTCAATCTGCTCTTCCGCGACTGGCTCCGGCGCTACGCGCTCTTTACCCTTACCGCTAGACAAGCTGTGAAGCAGCGCTAAGTGTTCCTCCCGTGCCTGTTCTTTAAGCTGTTCT